TCTTGATGATTAGAGTTGATAGTATCTGTAAGATTTACAATATACCTAACACCAGTAAAAGTTCCGACTAGGACTGACGCCACAACCGCAACCATTACTATATTGTTTTTTAACAGATCTGCTAAATTCATTACTTAACAATGTAAGCTATAACTAAAACTACAACTACAAGACATTCAATCTTGTGGTCTGACCAGTAATGCATAGCTTTACTTTTCATTTTATTAATCATTTTTTTTCTCCTCGATTTCATAGAAAAACTTGTCGGTATCTTCTGTACGCCAAGCCCTGCTATCTTCAACGTTCCATTCAGAAGTTTGCACTTTCCAATCAGGGGTGCTATCTTTCACTGTGAAAGAAGGTAAATCCCATATACATCTGTTGTTAGGTTGTGCTGCAAAATTACCATCATCTAGGGCAATTATGTGAGCGCACTTGTGTTCGTGCGGAATCTCTGAATGATCAGTGTCAAGTATATTACTGTCTGGATGTGCAAAGTCAACGGTAAATAAATATTTTCCTGCGTGCCATTTTTTATCTTTTCCGATATACTTACCGGCTTGTCCGTCTAAAATATCCCAACGATGGACAGAAGGATAATAAGAAAAACAATTCCAGAGCTGTAGTTCATCAAGTCGTCTTGTGGGCACTCCGGATGCATCAAGTCCCTTTTGAATAAACGCGCTAATTGGTAAGCGATAAAATACTGCACCGTTTTCCATAATAGCATGAAATAATATAGCACGACCTGTAAGAGCGCTAAGACCAAAGATAATACAGTCTTCAACTTCTCCATGATGTTTCTTGCAATCATATAAATACTCTCTTCTTATTTGTGCATAGGTTGCTGGTATGTTTGCATTTAAGTAAGCCATAATTATTCCTCATTTATATTACCCCAATTTGGTCCAGATTCATAGTCTACCTTGTTCTTAACTTTAAGAGGTATTGCAGTCTCCATTGTTTTTTGAACCATGATCCGTGTTTCTTGATCCTTGATTGATACACAAAGCTCATCGTGTATCTGTATGTGAGGAATTATACCTTTTTCATACAACAAGACCATTGCCTTTTTTGTCATATCTGCAGCTGATCCTTGTATCAATCTATTCAAAGCTTTGTAAGTAAAAGCAGGAGTAAAGTATTCTGTAAACCAGAACTGTCTTTCTTTTTCTGTAAGCTCTTCTATTTTCTTTTCAGATTTAGCGTTAAATAATAATTTAAATTTATCCCAAGCATCTTCTTTTGATAGTAACTTAGGAGCAACATATTCTCCTTCGTATTTAATTTTACCATCTTCTTGTTTTATTGCTTTAGCTTCAGGATCCCACTCTTCAAACTTACGTATCTTATTATTCCATCTTTTATTAACGCTTTCATATTTATCAAACCTACAAAACCTATCTTCAAGAGTAAAAATTAATTTGTTGCTTTTAGCGAACCCCATCAAACCATCTGATAATTTTTTAACAAAAGGAACTTTTCTATGGTAAGTGTCAAACAAAGTTTTTGCTTGAGCTGTATTTAAATTCAATTCTGCCTGTAGCTTACCTTTACCCATACCATAGAACAATCCAAGATTAATTGTCTTAGCTTGTTTTCTAGATATTTTTGCCATATCAGCCACTATCTGGTGAAAGTCTGCTTTAGAATCATCAAATTGTTTTTTTAATTCTTCACCTTCTTTTTCGTTCATTATCTTCTTTATTGCATAATGTACCACAATCCTTGGTTCTTGCTGAGAATAGTCAAAACTACCCCATCTATGGCCTTCCTCGGGTATAAATAACTCCCTCATCTTCTTTCCTATATAACCTTTAGAAGGTATTTGTTGTAGGTTTGGATTACTCATTGAGAATCGACCAGTCACAGTTCCTCCACCATCTCCTCTAATTTGATTTATATCTGCGTGTATTCTACCTTTGTAGACATAACCTTTTAAACCTTCGATAAAAGTATTTACAGCTTTATCAGCTTCTCTTGCTTTTGATACCATTCTTAAAAATCTATCTTCATGAGTTTTTAAATAATCTTTTGGAAGTTTAGGCATTCCTGATTTAGCAGTCTTTTCAAAGTTTGTTATCTTTCTATTATCTAGTAATTGTTTTATAGAAGTTGCTGCCCACAATTGAAGATCTAATTGTGTATGTTTTTTTATTATTTTTAAAAGATTGTCTCTTCTAAGTGTTAATCTTTTACCAAGACGTTCAAGTTTTTGGATATCTATCCTAACCCCTTTAAACTTCATGTCAACTAGACAAGGAAATAATCTTGTTTCTAATTCAAAAATATTTCTACATGTATACTCTTTATTGTCTTCGGGTTTTATGTATAATACTTTGTCTAATTCTTTATTAAATAAATTCCATAATTTTAAAGTTAAGTCTACGTCTTGTTTTGCATAATCTTTTACTACACTAGCAGGTAGTTTGTGCATGTTAGACATCGGATCTCTTTGCATGCCACCAGACCATTCAAAAGTTTTTTCTTGTAGGTCGTACTTGTATTTATTTTCACCAAGAAAATCTTTGGCCAAAGCATCTAATCCATATTTAAATCTGTTCTCATCAATTACAGAAGCAGCTACCATTGTATCTAACAATCTTCCTTTTAACATCTTACCTGTCGTTGCTCTTAACCAACAAACATCATAAATTGCATTATGAAATACCTTTGCAATCTTATCGTTTTGTAAAAGTTTTGTATTCATTTGATCCCAAAACTCTTTTAATTCTTCTTCTGATTTATCATCATCACTGTGTTTCAATGAAAAATAAACTGTGTCTTTACCGGTAGCTACAGCTACACCTGTAATAAAACCATCTTGCCTAACCGCACCTAAACCTTTTGTTTTAAGATTTGGATCGTAAGTTTCTATATCAATGGCTACTGTATCTATACCTTCTAAATCTAAATCAATCGGATGGTTACACATTATAATCCCTCTCTAATATCATTTCTAAATAATGTATTGCTTTCTTAATATCTTCTTCTTTTCCTTTCATAGAATGTCTACAAATATACTTTATAGCATTTCCTTCTGCAAATAAAAATTTATTTTCGTTAATAAACTCTGCCGGCTGTATGCGAAAATTTTTATAGTGACTCCCGCCGTGTTGTTTGTCTAGTGATTTATAACCCATTCCTTTAAATATACTTTTGTCTGTCATGTTTCCTCCTTTAAAGTTCTAAGATTTCTCTCCAATTGTTTTGTATTTTTGCTAAAGAATAAGGACCAGAAGATCCTATAGTCCAACAATCTATTTTACCTCTACTGTAAGCAACATAAGCTAATCTTACAGGTTCAAAATTACGAGGTTCAGGTCTCCAAACAGATAAATCAACTATTATATTATCGAAAGTTAACCCTTTTACTTTATGTATTGTATCGTGTTGAACTCTTGGTTTTTTAGTTGTGTCCATACCATTATTTAGAACCTTATTAATATAAGGTATTTTATCAATTAATTTTTCGTTTTTTGATAATCCTTCGTGGTTTAAAAGTTGAGAAAGTCTTTCAAATTGTTTTACTTCTGGTTTTAAATAACCTGCATCTATAAGTTCTTGTATATTATAATCTTTATCAATTAGAGGTTTAAGTTTATCAACATCACCTAAACCATTAACTTTTACTTTTGATCCCATTAACTTCCAGTAGTCTTTTATTTGTTGTTTAGAAACTTTACCATTCATAAAAGTTTTCCAATTTTTAAAACAACTAAAATGTTCTCTAGATACATGAGCACTGCCTGATACCATTTTATAATCTATTCCACTATCTTGAAGAAATGTATTTACAGATTTATGAGTAGGGTTGCCTCTATAAGTAAATAAAAATGTTTCATCTGTTTTTAAAATTTTATTAATTAAAATATCTTTTGCTTTACATCCTTGATCTAATCTAGGTATGTAATGTGATTTTCCAATAACATCCGTTGGAGTCCAAGTTCTTTCTGAGTACCTACCATATTCTTTCCACACAGGTGCAATAATATTTCTACATATCTTGTTAATGGTTTGACCACATCTTAAACCTTCAGTAAGTTCATTAGCTTTTGCTTCTTCTGTGTTAGCTAATTGATAAAAGTATTCCGGATCTGACCCTGCATATTCGTGAATAGTTTGATCAGCATCTCCTATAAAAATAAATTCTTTTGCATTTGTAGCTGCTTTTTGTAGAGCAGCTATCTGAGGTTTGCTACAATCTTGAGCTTCATCCACTATCAAAACATCTATATCGGTAGGTATAGCTGCCTTAAATCTAAAATTATCTATCATGTCTACAAAAGATATTCTTTTATGTTCTTCACTATCTCTGTATTCATCATATTTTTTCTTTAACTCTAATAAACCACCTGGTCCTTGAAGACGATAACCTTCGTAACGAGATCTTTCGCAAAGAGCCCAATACTTTTCAAGTTCTGTTTCAGAAGTTAAGTCGTAACCTTTACCGTGCGCATGAGAAATAAATTCATAAAGAGGATGTTTATCCCAAGAAATATTTTTTTTTATAATATTCATACCTAAATTTTCTTTACAAAAAGCTTTATGATCTTCATGTTCATATTTTTTTATATTTAAATATTCTGCTTTAAAGTAAGAGTGGATAGTACATATTTGATCTTGTAAATTTGTGTCTGGAATATTTTCTAGCTCTGGTAATTTGT